CCCCTAAATCCTAAGACTTAGGGGCTTGGCACTTAAAAATAAGGAAATGTAGTAATGTCAGTAACTACAAATTTATTTATTAAGCAGGATCAACTAATGAGCTGTCAGCAGTGATCTTAACACCGTAGCCATCATATAGTTCGCCAACGCCATAGTGTGCAGAAGCCACAATGTCGTCACCAACATAAGAAGCACGACGCTGAGTCTCAATAGAGATATCACCAATCATTGCTAGGCCAAGAGCGTCACGATGGAATACAGCACCAACGTAATCACCAGCTGTGCCAGTGTTGTCAATGTTGCTTGACTCAAATACAGGAACGCCAAATAGAGTTCCTACGTAGCCCATTTGCATTGCTTCATTCTGGATGATGCCAGCATTTGGGTTAGCAAAAGTGTTGGTCAAGTTTGCTTTTAGGTCATAAGCAACAAATGGGTTTACAACGCAGGCCAATGCATCTGAAGGCACAGCGTTAGCACGTAGACGTGCAACTGCTTGAGCAACTAAAGCGGCGCTCATTGCTGTAGATGCACCACCTACACCAGTGGAGAAACCACTGAATAGTGCAATAAGGTCTTTGTCCATTTTCTTAGCGATTGCTTCGCCAAATAAGCGACCAACGTCTGCAACAACGTTAGAAGCGGCACTTGCACGAATCAAATCAGTTACAAGTGTGCGAACTGCAACTGTGCTTACAGTTAGAGTAACACCGTTAGTAGATACTTCAGTGTTTGCAACTTCTTCACCCTCTGTCAATGCTGTAGCAGTTTGAGTTGGGTAAATTGGAACTGTTACTGTCTTACCTGAACCAGCAGGTAGTGAGAAGTTCTTTACGAGTCCACGCATAATTGAACGCTCATTGGCAACAAACATTGCTTCAGCGACAATTTGTGGAAGTAGATCATTTAATGTAGTTGTGGTTGAACCAGCCATGATATTTTCCTTTTATGTTAAATTAAAATCCGCTTTTCTTACGATATTCTGCGTAAACTTTGCGGTGTTCTGGATTAGTCATATCCAATTTGCTGATGTCCAATTGCTCTTTGCTGTTATTAATTGAAGTCTTGGTATTTGTAGTGCTTGGGGTTGGTTGCACAAAATGTGGATTCGCATCTAAAAATTCTTTAACCAACTCCTCAACTCCTAGTGGCTTGCCTGCGTCACTGTAACGGACTGATCCGTCTTGACCAATGACTTCAACATCGCCTTCGTCGTTGAGCCTTACATTACTCTTCAACAGTGACTTAACTTGTTCTGGGTTAACAGAACGATATTTTGCCGCTGTGCTTAACAATGGTGTATCCACCTTGTATTCTTTAATAATCGCATCGCGCCTTTGTATTTCAGCGTCCTTTTTTGCTGCCAGATCCTGCATTAGCTTTTCAAACTCACCGCGTTTCTTGGCTTCTTCAAATTTAATTGCTTCTGCCTTCTGCTTGAGTTCGCGGAGTTCATTTAGATCACCTAGTTCAGCAAATTGCTTTTCAAACTTCTTGCTGATGCTTGCCTTTAGGCCAGCCATGTGATTGTCAAATTCTTCCTGCGTGTAGGTTCTAGCGGGTTTAGCCTGACTATTGTCGTTTTCTGAAGTGTCAGTTACTTCGTTTATTGCCGTGTTTTCAGTGGTCACGTTCACTACCTCCAAATTGAGTTATTGTAAGTTTATTTATATGATGTGTTGTTAACTGCTACGAAAATGGCGTTATTTTTTAGGTTTGACAACCTTACGCTTTGGAACCTTGGGTGTTTTGATTTTGTGAGTAGGATGAATCAGTTCAGTGTGCTGTCTAGAGATGTAACCTACAACGTTGTTGGTCCAGTTACGCAGTCTTGATTCTGTAACTTTGTTGCGAGCAAGATTGTTTTCTAGTTTGCCTAGTAGGGCATTGCACCCTCTGTGTAGGACTGCACGTATCAGCCCTGTTTTGTGATCATGGTCTAGAACAGCATCGTCTAGGATGGGTTCTAAACAAAGAGCACAGCAGCCACCTTGCTGTGCTAGAAGACTCTGTCTATGGGTGGCTACGTCTTTATACTTTAGTTTCTGCATTACAATTAATTATAATGTAGGGCAGATAGTAAAGTGCTAAACAGAATCTAATCCATTGATCGTAGGCGATTTCGTATGGCATTCAATTCTGCTCTGTCTTGTTGTATCAACACAGGTAGAGGAGTTGACTCTCCACCATATCTAGGATGACTCCACAGCCATTCGTATTTTGGGTCTTGGTCTAACTTCTGACTTAACTTTTTAAGTCTGCGAGGGTTAAGATCTACAATGTATACTCTTGCACGGTATGGCTCCAAGTCTATGACTTGCCTTCGCCATTTTTGTATTGCAATCTTACCCTGCTGCCAGGCAGCATAACTCCAAGGACAGGATTTACGAATACTGTAAAAGTATTCGTCCCAATTAACCTCTACGCTTGCCGCCGCCGCCTTTTTTACCACCACGTTTTGCCATGATTGTTCCTTTATTCATCTTCATGCACATAGCCTAACTCTGCGTAGGCCAAGTGTTCTTCTTCAGTTCTAGCAATAAACTTTTCACCTGTTTCAGGATTTACCATGAAGTGTGGTTCAAATGGATATTTTGCTGGTAACTGTTCTGGAGGTAGATATTCCTGACTGGTCAATACCAATTCAGGTTCTTCACCTAACCATTCTACTAGTTCATGATCAATCAATTCCAATACTCTTGGATCAGTTGCTGTGTCTTTGGCAACCTTAAGTTGGTTAATTTCCATGCTGGTATCACGTATATTGAATGAGCCTGGATATTCAATTTCACCATCCCATTCCATGTCCTGATATTGTGCATAGAACTTCCACATCTGCTCTTCAGCAAGTTCTAGGTTATCTGCTTTCTCTGATAATTTTGCATTAAGCAATTGGAATTCTGTTTCCATTGCAACGCCACTCATTGTTCTGCTTTCTACGGCACGCACAGCACCAATGTTGGCCATCTTATCAATAGCAGAGATACTGTTCTGTATGCTGGAGTAGATCTGTCCAACGTCTGTGCTGACATTTAACAAATATGGCTTTAGACTTGGGTCTAGATCTTCTGGCATTGATACAATAGCACCTGCACCGCCCACTGCTTCTACGCTTGGTGTCTTAACCAATGCAGGGTGACCATTTAGTCTAATGCTTTGTTCTATTTCTGAATATTCGTTATAAATCTTTTTCTGATGATCTGCAATATCAGTAATGTCTGAAAGACCTAATCCACGCACAGGTGAACGATGATTGTAGGCCACAGTTACAGGCACAACACCTAGTTGGTTTTCTTCTAGATATTCTTCTAACATGCGCTCACGCTTGGTGTCCACAATTGAAGTCTTGATGTATTCATTGGTCCACTCTTTGATCACTGTGGTATCACCGTTTACATCTTCAATGTATTTGATGTAATCCAAAACATACTGTCCATTTGGCTTACGTGCCCAATTCCAATCTGTAACTACAAGTGGAGTAAGAATTGAAAGATACGGTCTGACACCCTGTGCAAGTTCCTCAGCACGAGTAGTTGCATTGATATTTGGTTTGGTTAGGATCATAAAGCAATGCCCAAACACTGAACTCCAAATTGACACTTCTTTCATAAATGAATCCAATGAACGACCATCATAGTCAGCGTCTTTGAGGAAACTTTCTAGTGCTGGGTCACCTTTAAGTGTTCCAAATTCACGCTCTGGATGCTCACGAAATAAGAAAGAAACATAAACTGCAATCACTGAACGGCAGTGATTGTCCAGGGGTGTTGCTCTGAGTCTGGCAGCGTATTCAGCGGCAGTTTCTAACTGATACTTGGTTAGATGTGCAGCCTCGCGATAGTCTTCGCCACCTAGATAGCTCTGTAGTAGGTATTCCCAACGTTTTTGAAACCTAGTGTAGATATCATTTGTTGATACCGCTAAGTTATATGCATCTTGTATAATTTTATCCATTTATATTACCCCAGTTTGTGTCCCCAGCGTGTGGGTTGTTGAATTTGTTCACGTGCTCTATTGATTGGGAACAAGCCGTCTACGCAATATCCCAATGCGTCCATCAT